AGGTATAGTAATAATAAGGTATAGATTTCAATAATTATGACAAGTAAAATTAAAGTAGATAATATAAATAAAGTTTCAGATGATTCAAACATCATCAAAAAATGTGGGACAACTACTACAATCGGATCAGGTGCAAGTAATCCAATTGTTGTAGATGGATCTGCAGTTACATTAGGTCGTTGTGGTGGTACAGTTGCTTTAGCAAGTGGTGCAACACAGACAGGTTTCGGTAGAACGGGGACTGTTGATTGGCAGACAACAATTAAGACAGGAGATTTTACAGCAGTATCTGGTGAAGGTTATTTTGTTAACACTACAAGCGGTGCTATTTCAATGACACTTCCAGCCTCACCAAGTGCAGGTGCAATAGTTTCTGTTAAAGATTATGCAGAAAAGTTTGACACTAATGCTTTAACAGTTGTAAGAAATGGCTCTAATTTTAATGGAGGTTCTGATCTAAATCCAACATTTGAAACTGAAGGTGCTTTTTTAACTTTTATTTATGCAGATGCAACAAAAGGTTGGTTAGTAACTGATTCTTCTGCTGATACAACTGGTGCTGCAAGTTCACTTATTGCAGCTACAGGTGGAACTGTAACTTGTTGTGGTGATTATAAAATTCATACCTTTACAGGTCCAGGAACTTTTACAGTTACTGCTGGAGCTGGTCCTATTGCAGTAGCAGAATATATAGTAGTAGCAGGTGGAGGTTCGTCTATGGGCGGAGGAGGAGGTGCTGGTGGTTTTAGACTTGCATCACCAAGTTTAGCACCAGTTACTTATCCTGCAAAACCTTTAGCAGCCCCTAACGGTTTAATAATGAGCCCGGGAGCATTTCCTATTACTGTTGGTGCAGGTGGATCTAGTGGTGCGGCAGGAAGTAATTCAATTTTTTCAACAATTACATCTGCCGGAGGCGGCAGAGGTGGAAGTGCAAGTGGTAATTCTCCAGGACCTACAGTACCAGGAGGAGCCGGTGGATCAGGTGGTGGAAGTGGACAAGATGGTAATGTTGCAGGTGGTTCAGGAAATACACCTCCTGTAAGTCCAGCTCAAGGAACAAATGGTGGAACTTCTCCACCTGGTGGTTATGGTTCAGGAGCAGGTGGTGGAGGTGCTATATCAGCAGGTCTATCAGGAACTGGACCAGGAAATCCAGCCACTGGCGGTAATGGAGGTGCAGGTGCTGGTGTTCCAACTGCTTTTGGTTCTAATGGCGTACCATCTGGAAGTTATAGATACTATTCAGGCGGCGGTGCAGGAGGACCAAACACTTCAAGTTGTGCATCAACAGCTCCTGGAGGACTTGGTGGTGGTGGTAATAGTGGTGGTAGTAATGCTACAACTGGATATGCTGGAACAGCTAATAGTGGAGGTGGAGCAGGTGGTAATGAGTATGATGTTGCATATGTAGCTTGTTCACAATCAGGCGGTTCAGGTATAGTAATAATAAGGTACAAATTTCAATAGGTAAATTATGAGTGAAATAAAAGTAAATAAAATTAGTCCAAGAACAGCGTGTGGTACAACTACATTAGGGGATAGTGGAGATACATTCACAATTCCTGCTGGTGTATCCATAACTAACTCTGGTACTGCATCAGGTTTTGGTGCAACAGGTGCTGCGTCTTGGAATACAACAGTTAAGACAGGAGATTTTACAGCAGTAGCTGGTGAAGGATATTTTGTAAACACAACAAGTGGAGAAGTTACGGTCACTTTACCATCATCTCCAAGCGCGGGAGCAGTCGTTGCTGTAAAAGATTATGCAAATACTTTTGATACAAATAAAGTTATTTTAAATAGAAATGGTGAGCCTATCGGAGGAGGGACTGCCAATAGTGAATTATCAACAGAAGGTCTTGCAGTAACTTTAGTGTATGTAGATGGAACTAAAGGTTGGTTAGTAACTGATGATGGTTTACAATCAAGTGCACCTGGACCAAAATTTGTAACCGCTACAGGTGGAACTATTTCAACTTGTGGTAATTTTAAAGTCCATACATTTACAGGACCAGGAACTTTTCAAGTTACTTGTGCTGGAAATGCACAAGGAACAAATACAGTAGATTATTTAGTTGTAGCTGGTGGCGGTGGTGGTGGTAGGGATTGTTATCCAGGAGGAACACCAAGACAAGGTGCTGGCGGTGGTGCTGGAGGTTTTAGAGTATCTAATACAGTAGGATGTATTCCTGCTCCAACAATGTCTCCATTAGTATCTGCAACAGCTATAACAGTTACAGCAACAGGTTTTCCTATCGCAGTGGGTGGTGGGGGTGCAGCAGGAACACCAACTCCTCCTTCAGGTCCAGGTATTTGTCAATCAGGTGTTAGTGGTACTAATTCAAGTTTTTCAACAATTACATCTGCTGGTGGAGGTGGAGGTGTAGGACATTCTCCAGGTCCTCCAGGTGCTGGACCTTTTCCTGAACTAGTCCCTAGACTGAACGGTGGTTCAGGTGGGGGTGTTGGAACATCATATTCAACACCTGCAGGAAGTGTAGGTCAAGGTAATACTCCTCCTGTAAGTCCACCTCAAGGTCAAAATGGTGGAGTAGGAGGATGTGCTCCACAAAATTTTCACGGTGGTGGCGGCGGAGGTGCAGGAGCTGTAGGTGGTTCTGTATCAGGAACAAGTGGATGTGGTTCAACAGGCGGAATAGGTTCTTTTGTTAGTCCTTTAATGGCAGGATCAAATGGACAAGGATGTGGTCCAGTTTCAAGTACAAGATATTTTGCTGGTGGTGGTGGAGCTTGGCCTGCACGAGCAGGTGGAATCGGTGGTGGTGGAGGTGGTGGAGGTAATCCAACTCCAGCTGCTGGAACAACTAACACCGGTGGCGGCGGTGGTGGAGAGAGATTAGGAACCGGCGGCGCAGGTGGTAGCGGAATTGTTATTATTAGATACAAATTTCAATAGTTGAATAATAGTTAAAATTAATATATAAGGAGAAACATTATGGCACATTTTGCAAAACTAGGATCAAACGGAAAAGTTATTCAAGTACTAACTTTGAATAATAGTGATATGTTAAACGCTGATGGCGTTGAAGATGAATCAGTAGGTCAACAATATTTAGAAACACATAATAATTGGCCTGCACAAATGTGGATTCAAACTTCATACAATACATCTGGTGGTCAACATAAAGATGGTGGTACACCTTTTAGAGGTAACTACGCAGGTATAGGTTACATTTGGGACGAAGATACTCAAATTTTTTGGCCTAAAAAACCGTTTCCATCTTGGGTAAAAAATACTACAACTGCTGCTTGGGATTCACCAATAGGCGATCATCCTGAATTAACTGAAGAACAACAATCACAAAATGATGCTGGTACACATTCTTGGATATATAATTGGAATGAATCAGGCCAGTCTTGGGACTTGACAGATTTATTAGCATAGATTAAAAATGGTGGTGGTATGCAGAAGAAAGTTTTAACAGAACAAGCTCTATATTTTGGTGATGTCGATATGCCTAAAGATTGGGACATTGACCGAAATAAGTTATCAGGCGACATTTTACAATCAGTAATTCAAAACAAAGATTTTCCATTTTCAAGAACTTGGGATATTTTAAATACATATATGCGAGATCACGTTGGTCTTGAATATGGTATTAATTTAATTAACAAAGAAACGTGGGGAAATATTTATAAACCCCAGGAAACAACAATTCCATTATTAAATATAGATCCAGTAGATTTACGAAACTCACCAGATTTTACATTATTATATGGTGTAAAAGTTAAAGATTGTTTTGTTCGAATACACTTTGAAGATAACAGACGTAAAGGTAGAAGTTGGGATATACCACTTTTAAATAATAGATTTATAATGTTTCCATCTACTAATATGTATTACATAACTAACAATCAAAAAGATTCATTAAACTTTGTTCAAACAATAACTTATGAATATATCTAATTATTATTGGTATTTTAGTGGTGTGCTTACACCAAAGTTTTGTGACGATGTAATAGCTTATGCTAATCAACAAGAAGAAACAATGGCTAGAACTGGTGGTTATGGAGATAGAAAATTATCTAAAGACGAAGTTAAAGATTTAAAAAGAAAAAGAAACTCTGATTTAGTATGGTTAAATGATACTTGGATATACAAAGAATTACACCCATACGTTCACGAAGC